ATCTCATCTATCTTAGTTAGTGTTAATCAGGTAACAGCAGGTAATGATCTTACTGGTGCTACTTTTACAAGAATAAGAACAATGGCTAGATTTTTAGATGCTGTAAACTTTCCAGGTAATAGTAATCCTTTAGGAACACCAGATCCTACTGCGGAGTTTAAACGTCAGATATTTATTGTAGATCGAAAGTCAGCAGAAAATAGAGAAGTTGTTGAATTTGAGCTTGCAGCAGCTACTGATATGGCAGGAGTACGAGCACCTAAAAGGCAGTGTACTCGTGCTTTATTTCCTTCTATTGGTACGTTTAATCAATGACTTGGCGAGATGATGCGTTGGTTCATGCGAAAGACCAAGATCCAAAAGAATCTGTAGGTTTACTTCTTAATGTAAGAGGTAAGCAAAGATATTTTCCTTGTGAAAATTTAGCTATAACAGATCATCAGCACTTTATTTTAAATCCAGAAGATTATGTAAATGCAGATAAGACAGGTGAGATTATAGCTGTGGTTCATAGTCACCCAATCACACCTCCTATACCTAGTCAGGCTGATCGCATCAGTTGTGAGCATAGTAAACTTCCGTGGCATATTATTAACCCTAAAACAGAAGAGTGGGGAGAATGTATTCCTGAAGGTTATGTTCCAGATTTGTTAGGTCGGCCTTGGGTTTGGGGTGTTACTGATTGTTGGTCACTCGTAAGAGATTGGTATAAACAGGAAAAGAATATTGATCTTAAAGATTATGAAAGAAATATGACACCACAGGAGTTTTTAGATGACCCTTTGTTTGAAAGTTATGCGTGGAGAACAGGATTTAGAGAACTTAGAAGCGATGAGAAATTAGAGAAGGGAGATGTATTATTAATGTCTATAATGCACCCAACTTTAAATCATGTAGCTATTTTTCTTGGAGATAT